TTAAATCTATTAATTATAAAGATATTACATTTGAAGATTATTATAATAAAATAAATGATGAAAATACAGATATTAAATATATAATATTAAAAGATGATGAATTGAGATACAATTGAAATTGAAATTAAATCATATCGGACCAAACTACCCTTTCTCCTATTTCTCCCATTTCTATATTACCTTTATTTTCGTCGGTAAAGGTACCTTTATTTTCGTCGGTAAAGGTACCTTCAAAAGTTGGTTTTATTTTTTTTTGAAATTGTAAATAAAGAACACCATTTACTAAATCGCATTTATTTTGATTAAAATAAAAACGTTCAACTAATTCTGGTAATTTCACTCTTCTAATAAAATTACCATATTTTGTCTCGCTATAAATTACTTTATCAGTTTCTTCTTCATGTAAACTTATTCTTACACCTGAAATTAATACAATTTGTTGTTCTTTAAGTTCAACTTTAATTGTATCAATTGGTACACCAGGTAATTCGATTCTAACCTTGAACGAATCAGAACATGATACCAAATCTACTTTTGGACTATAAATTTTCCTTTGTAAATTTTTAACATCGTTTTCATAACGTTTTTCATTTGTAAATGTTTTCTTATTTGTTACAGTTCGTTTACTTTTAACAACTGTAAATTCTTGATCAATTTTACTCATCTTTTTTAATTTAGTAAACTTTTTTATTTTTAAACTACTTTTTTTTAAAAAAAGTAACCAAAAAACTACTTTTTTTAAAAAAAAGTAACCAAAAAACAAAGCTACGCTTAACATTTTACTCCTAAATAATTTTATTTGACATTTTAAAAAAAGTAGTTTTTTGGTTACTTTTTTTTTAAAAAAGTAGTTTTTTGGTTACTTTTTTTAAAAAAAGTTAACAGAATCTCCATCTATTTCCGCATTTATAACAATAACAAAATTTTGTAGTAGGTTCATCTGCACTTCTTGTTTGCCTTTCGTTATATTCTGTTTTATAACTATAGCATTTTCCACATTTAAATAATCCATCTGGTCTATCTTCTATATTTATAGTATATACAATATCTTCGTCGTCTTTTTGAATACTTTTTTTCAATTCGTTCCAACGTTCTGGGAAAAGAAGATCGGGACTAAAAGAAGCTATATCAAATTCAGTACATTGTTTATAAAATAATTTAGCCAATAAGTCTTTGTTTTTTAAAGAACTTTCAGGATTTAAATTATTATAAACTAAAATAGCTCTATTAATATAAACATTTTTAAAAATTTCATTCCAAGTTTCATTTACCTCTGTTTTTTTATATAATGTTAAAGAATGATTAAATATACCTCTTTCAATATTTAATGCTATTTTTTTTATTTCTACTTCACCTAAATTTGTTTCTTTTACATTTTCTTCTGATCTAATTTTAGCATTTTTATCAATGAATTTATAAAAACGTTCATATACTCGTTTTCTATTAGGATGCTTTGGTATAAAATTATCTAAATCGTCACTATCTAAAATCATGTTCATATTTTTATACGATTTTCTAAAATTATTTTAATTTTTTTTTGATAAAACTTTTTTTTAAAAAAGTAGTTTTTTGGTTACTTTTTCAACCAACACCTCAACCACAACCTCAACCACAACCAGCACCTCAACCACAACCAGTTGGAATATTATGGGCTTCTGGTGTAACTTACACTGTAAATTCAATCGTAAGTTATCAAGGTAATACTTATAAATGTTTAACGCCACATACAAGTATCGTTACTTGGGCACCAGGTCCATTTACAGGCGCGCTTTGGCAATTAATTGCTTAAACACTTTAATTTAAAGATAAAAGTTTAATTTATGTTAAATGCAACTTATACATAAAGATGGTATTTTTATAATAAAAAATTATATAAATATTTCTATAGAAGATTTAGAAAAAGAATGTAAATGGGATAAATTTACAATAAATAATAAAGAATTATGTAGAACAGGATGTTTTCAAGGAATTAAACATGATGTCATTAGTGTACCATGGTTACGTTGTCCTTCAATTGAACATCAAACAATATATGACTGTTCAGAATCAGTTAAAAAAATTAAAGATAAAATAGATAGTGATTTTAAAACCAATATAAATATTTGTAAAATTCAAAAATATAGTGATGGAAAGTCAATTATAAATCCTCATAGTGATAAAATAATTGATTTAGATAAAGAATCACCGATATTTGTAATTAGATTTGGTGCTACAAGAACATGTATATTAATTCATAAACAAACAAAAGAAATTATTAAAGTTAAAGTTGAACATGGTAGTTTATTAATTATAAATTATAATGCTAATCTTATTTGGAAACATGGTATCGAAGAAGACATATCAATTTCTAAACCATCTTATTCTATAGTATTTAGAAAATCTATTACATTTTTACATCCATCTGGTTATATATATGGTTTAAATACACCATTTAAAACTTTAAATGATTTAAATAATTTTTTAAATAATAAAAACACTAGTAGATTTTATGGTAAAGATGTACAAAAAAATAAAATCATTGAATTATATAATAAAGAAAATAGAAATATATGTGATATATCTATTTATAATGAAATAATTGATAATTGTATATATCCTTTTTAAAAATTCTTGGAAACTTTTAGTTTTGACCAATAAATAATGAAAATTTTGAATTAATATAGTTTGTCATAATTCTATTAATTCTTGATAACAATTTGTTATCAATTACACCAGTAACAATAATTTCTGGAATTTTAGGTTCCTTGTTTAATTGAACAGAACTTTGAGGTGATACTTTTTCAAGAAACTCAAGAATCTTAAAAGTTATATCTTGATAAACAAGATAACATTTTCCATTTGTATATGGAATAATATGTTTTGTATTATCGAAATAAATATCATGTATTAATTCTTTAGGTGTAAATGTGATTTGGTTACTTTTTTTTAAAAAAAGTAGTTTTTTGGTTACTTTTTTTTTAAAAAAGTAGTTTAAAAATAAAAATTTTTAATATCTAAAAATGACTGAAAGAATTTTTGAAATTAAAACATTAAAAAGTGTCATTCTTAAAAATTTGTTTGAAGTCATTAAACCTTATATTAAAGAAACAAACATTTTAATTAATAAGGATTGTATAAAAATTTCAACTTTGGATGTTTCAAAAGTTTCTCTAACGTATATTAAATTAGATGCAAATAAATTTGAGAGTTATAAATGTGAAAAACCTGTTATTTTAGGAATTGACACAAATACTTTTTTCAAAACAATCAAATCGGCAAATAGAAGAGAGACAATTACTTTATATATGAATAAAGATGAAGAAGACAAATTAGGAATAGAATTAGCTGATCCTTTTATGGGAAAAGTAAAGGATTATAAAATTCCATTATTATCTTTAGATGATAAAGTTATTAATGTATCTGATATTATCTTTGATTATGTAATTAACATGCCTTCTATCCAATTTCAACAAATTATCAAAGATATACAATTATTAGAAGGAAAGGTTGTTGAAATAAAAAGTATAGGAAAACAACTTATATTTAGTTGCGATGATGGGTTGGCAGATTTTAAAACAGCTATTAGTGAAATAGATGATAAACTAAACAAAGATCAAAAAACACTTTTACAACAAAATGGCGAAGATATTCGTTCTATTAAATTTGAAAAATCGAATGATAAAATTGTACAAGGAAAATTTAAATTAAGTCATCTTATGAATTTTATAAAAGCATCTCATTTATGTGAAAATATGAATATTTTACTTACGAATGACAAACCATTAATATTAGAATATTTTGTTGCTGATTTAGGTATTCTTAGATTTTTACTTGTATCACACATGGAGTAACTCTTCGTTAAATATTGAATTTAATTTACTTTACTTTTAGTAATTCCAAAATAAAACAAAATTATTGAAGTAAAAAGTATGGACATATGGTCAAAAAAGTTTAATTTAAAAAATGAATAGTATATAATTTAATTAAAATTTTAATTAAATTATTTTTTGCGTACTTTTTTTTTTTAAAAGTACTATTTGTTTAAAAACAACAATTATATTATTATTATAATTTAATATGGAGCAAGAGAATAAATCAAAAACCTTATCTGAAAAGGCAGAAGTAAATGATAAATTATCTTTAACATCATCTTCATCTTTTAAATCTTCTAAAAAAAGATCATCAAAAGGCCAAGTCGAATCGGAAGATATTTCATTATCGCAATTAGAATTAATGGCAAATAAAAAGAAAATAGCAAAACCGATAGATAATATTTCTATTGTTTCTAAAAAAAATACTTCTATACATGAAGAAGTACATAAAGATTATAAAAAAACCTCTATAAAATCATCTAAATCAAGTTCTTCTTCAAGTAGAAGTAGTGATGACACTAGACAAAAAAAGAAAAAGGAAAAATTAGTTTCTAGAGAAAATCAAAATGATACTATAAGAAAAGAAAAGAGTGAATTTTTATACAAATTCAATAAATTAAATGTTAAAGGAAAATGGAGCTCGTTACATCTTGACATGAACTGTTCATTAGACGAAATTAGAAATGAATATGAAAGAATTAAAAACGAGATTTCTACTGAAAGAAATACTGCATTTTTCAAAAGAATGTTACTTTTAGGTGTTCAAGGTATTGAAATGTTGAATAATAAATTCGATCCAGTTGGTGTAGATTTAGATGGTTGGAGTGAAGCTATGGGATATTCTATGGAAAATCAAGAATATGATGATGTTATGGCAGAATTATATGAGAAATATAAAGGAAGGGGTCAAATGTCACCAGAACTAAGATTAATATTTATGATTTGCAGTTCAGCTACTATGTTTACTATTTCTAAAAAAATATCAAAATTAGATGCAAATAGTGCAATTACTTCTTTATTAGGAGGATTAATGAATAGAGGTCCTGCACAACAAACTAATAATCAACAGCAACAACAGCAACAACAACAACAAATGTATCAACAACAGCAACAACAAATGTATCAACAACAGCAACAACAGCAACAACA